TTTCTTCATATTGATTAAAATCAAATTCTCCTTTAACCATTAAATCATTAGTGGTAAATCCACAACCAAAACAAAAATAATTTTTTGCGGTTTCATTTAATTGAGTAACATAGCAAGCGTCACTTCCACATAAAGGACATATTTCTAAACTATCTTTAGTCATTTTTCTTAGGTAATGATATTTTTTTAATATTAGGTAATTTTATTTCTACTTTTTTAGGTGCGTTTTTATCCATTATTTCTTCTATTTTTTCTTGCATTTTTTCAAATGAAAAATTTGTTTTACAATAATATCCTAAACGTTTTCCTTTTTCAGCATATCCTTTGTAACTATTAAAATAATCTTTCATTAATAAAGATGCAAAACTTACATCTACATTAAACCATTTAGATTCTTTAATTAATAAACCTTCTTGTACTGCTGATTCATGAATTTCTTTAAGATTTCCAGGAATTAAACTGGCAAAATCACTATTAAGAAAATCTATGTGACCACTCCAATTAGAAGCTATTACTGGTTTTTTACTTTGGGTAAATTCTAAAAGAGGGCGGCCAAATCCTTCACCTTTAGTAAAACTAATCATTGCCTTAATTTTAGGATGATTATAAAGATGATTCATATCCCCATCTTCTATTTCACCATGTATTAAATAAACATTAGGTAATGATCCAGTTACTCCTTTTCGAATAGCATCTATTTTTTTAAGAATATCTTCTCTATCCATAATAGAAGCTGCACCACTCATAGTTTTCATAACTAGTGCAGGTTTTTTCTTTTTATTTTTAAAGGTTTCTAAAAAAGTTTTTAACATTAAACCTACATTCTTTCTATCTTCTCCTATAGCACCTTGTAACCAATGACCTACAAATAAGAAACAAAACTGTTCATCTATAGTATCTAAAGATTCTACTAATTCAGTTTTTGGTAAGTTTTTAGTTTCAATTTGAAAATATTTTGTAATATCTACCCCTTCAAAAAGAATATCTGTTGGAGTTTCAATTTTTATACTTCCTTGAGAATTACCTTCCTTATCTTTTTTATCATAAACCGTATTTTTAAATACATCAATAGTATGCTTAGAAGAACCCAAAATAAGATCCATTCTATTACATCCTTCTATAAACTGAGGAGTACAAATATCAGTTTCAATACCTGCTGTAATTCCAATACTAAACTTTCCTATTTTCTGGAATTCATTTGGGACTGTAATTTGTATCCAAACATCAGGTTGTCGTTGTAAAGGAGAAGGTATTATACAATCTAACATTTTTTTATCCTCTAGATTGTTTTCATCTAAAAAACCATAAGGGGTAGAACCCCATCGTTGAGATAAAATTTTTACATCATATTTTTCAGAGTTAAGTAAAGCCCTAACTACATCTCTTGATCTAGATCCGTATCCAGAAAAAGTATCTATAGGACAACTAACTACTACAAAAGGTTTATTCATAACTAATATATTAATTTATGTTGTAACTGTTTAATAGGTAATTCTTTAATCTTTATAAAATCAAAATTTCTTCGTGGTTTCCATTCATTAAATGTTTGGTTAAAAGAATCAATAACATTTTCATTCATTTTTCTAGAAGACATCATAGATTCATCCGAAGTAACCCATTCGCGAGCTGCTTTACCAGCTTCTGATTTTTCTTGTTTAGTCATTTTATAAGATTCCATTAAAGCTTTAGCTAAATCTCTAAAATCTAACCTATCATCAAAAATATAAGGAGTTTTTGGAGATCCAACTAGAGATGAATTAGATGGAAATACGGGTATAGCCCATTTACCATGTTTTTTATAAGTTCCAAAATGGTTTGAAGGAAAGTTTTTATCAAATTTAATCCAATCTCCATTTTCATCTTCAAAACGCATTTGATCTTGCATCCCACCTGTAACATTAGCTATAATCATAGTCCCAGCCATCATAGATTCAGTTAATGCTAAACCCCATCCTTCATTAGATGAAGGTAAAACAGTAACATCTGCAATATTATATAACAAATTCATAGATTCAGGAGAGATTCTTTCTGTAGAAAATAATATATTAGGGTCTTGACCTAATAACATATCTCTAACAGCAAACAAATCAGTACCATTATCATCTATAGGTTGGGTATGTAAAAGTAAGGCTACTTTTTCTTTTTCATCTTCTGGGAGTTGGTCTTTAAATACTTTAAATGCAGCAAATAAATCAGAAATACATTTTCGTCTAATATTTCTTGAATTAAAGAAAAATATATGGTTATATTCTTTCCCACTAAATATTCTTTTTTTAGTTTCTAAAAGACTATCCCAATGTTCACTTCCTTCATTAATTGGTTTAAATACATTTTCATTAATACCATGAGGTACATACTTAATTATTTTATCTTTTCCTTTTTCTCCTAAAACAATTCTATTAATGTTTTCAGTTTGTTTGGAAATAGCTAATAATGTATCACATGATTCGTAAAAAGATTCATTATACATAGGAGCAGGTAGATCATCCCAAATATTAAGATAAACCATTGGAATTTTAGATCTTATTTCATTTTCCATTTTAAATAACCATTCCCAGTATCGTGGATCAGTAAAGAAAAATATTGCATCCGGTTTTTCAACCTTCATTATTTGTCTAATAATATCAGGATTTCCATATCCATTTTGGGGATATAAGAATACCGAAGCATCTGATATATTTAATCTATTACCACTGTCTTGACTTAAATCAATTCTTTTTCCTACTTCAGGATGATTAACAGCAGCTCCTATATTAACCCAATTAAATACATGGGCAGTTCCTAAAACGATTTCTCTGGCCATTGTTGCTATTCCAGAATGCATACGAATATCATCGCAAAGAAACATTATTTTTTTACGTTCCTCTTTAGGTAAATAACCTTCTTTCATAAAACTATTATTTGTCTAAATTTAATGTTGTTTGATTGTGTACTTGTTTCTTAAATTCTTCATCTGTAAGATACAAATAAAGAGCCCGATCTGCAAGTTTTTGTAATGAGAATTTTGTACGTACACATTCTACTTTGAATTCATCAAATAAATGTCTGTGTACTTTTACACTTGTTAATTGTAACTTATCTTTATTAGTCATAACTTTATATTTTGTGTATATAAATATATAGATATTCTTTCTCTGTTAAAAACTAAAAAATTTTTCTTCAGGTGCTAATGCAGCACCACATAAATCTTTATCTTTTCCAAATTCACACCAATCACAAAGTTTATCTATATTTTTATTAAATTCTTTATCTACAGGATTACCTTCGGCTGTATAACATTCACGAATAAACCCCGTAAAATCTTCTTTAGCTCTTTTTAACCTTAGCCTATTATCAGTTGGTTTAAAATTTTGGACACGATATGCTTGATGAGGTGACATTAAATTTTCATCATCAAACGATAATACTTTACGTTTTACAATATAAAATTCTACATTTATTTTGTTTAGTGGTACTTTAAATAGTTCGGAATAATATTGTTTATATAGATAGAGTTGTTGTGATTTAATTTCATCACCTTTTTGCCATTTTGACCATCCTTTAGTTGAAGTTTTTATATCAAATATAGTATATTCTTCTGATCGTTTATCGTAGATAATTAAATCTACATAACCCATATATTTAATATTTGGACGTTCCTTAATTGGTTGTAAAATTAAAGGCACTTCAATTCCTTTTAATTTATGTTTACGTTTAGAAAAATAATTTTTTCTACCTCGTTTATGTTTTTTAAACCAATCTAGAATAGCTTCACCATCTAAATAAAATTCTTGTAATTCTTCTGGTGTAGTAAAATGCCCATGTTTTTTCTTGTATTTATTATATTCTTCAACCATTTTACCCTTAAAGAATTTATTTAAATCCATTTCATCAGCAACTTTAGCTGATTCATCAAACATGGTTTGTAAATAATGTTGTATTGCCTCATGCATAGCTGTTCCAAAAACAAAATGCATATTTGGTTTAACGTCTCTATAACCCTTTACATACTGTAAATACCACTTATGAGGACAAGACTTAAAAGTAGAGTATTGTGAGAATGATACAACCTTATCTTTAGCGTAATTTATTTCCATTTTTTTCTTCTCAAAAGAAGACCAATAATAGCATAATTAGCTATATCAACAAAAGTATCTTCTATTGATTCATCTTTAACATAACTTTTACCATTTTTAAGAAGATTTTTTAAACGATTAATTTTATCATTTAATCTAATTTGAATACCTTGTAAAGAATAGTTTATATCATCATCATTTTCAAGATTACCACCTAGTGCTATATTGCCTAAACCATAATCCATCATTTTTTTAGAAAATAACTCTAATTGTTCTTTTTGAATATTTTTAAATTCTTTAGAAATAATAGGAAATGCTATATCAAAATCTAATTTAGCTTTATCTACAGTAACTTTAATATCGCCTGGATAAAGAGTTTCGGTATCTGATGTAGATGTTGTTTCGAAATATTTGTTTATTGAATCGCTCATTAAAGTAAATTCTTATGTGGTTTAAAATATTTATCTAAAGCTTCTAATTTATCATCAGCATCAACTAACATCGATAGTGCTTCAGTTGCATTTTTATAGAAATCTTCTGTGCTATGGTCTCCAATCCCAGCAGGATGATTACCTAATAAATCAAGTGATAACATAGCTTTGGCTTTTTCAGATTCAGCTTCTGCTTTTAACATTTTGTATAATTCTATTTTCATTTTAAAATTTTTTTAATTTGTTTTTCATCTATACCTCGCTGTTGAAGTATACTTTTAGATAAATTCTTTGATATTAAATGTTGACTATCTTTTACTTCACGTTCACTAATGTTAAAATCATTAGCTAATATTGAAACTAATAAACTATTCATTTTGTCTTTTTTAGGTTTTATATATCTAAAAAATGTTTTCTTTTTTGGTAATGTTTTACAATAAAAATTGTATAAATTCTTATCCGATAAAGGATATTTTTGAACTAGATTAACTATATCAATATAATCACTTTTCATCGATATAAAACGATTTATCATATAACGATTAAAGGATTCCTGGTCTTTTTCTGTAAATGAAGACCAGGGAGTTTTATTATAACTGATTTCGTTAAGCCAATCAAATATAGTCATTATAGCGTCTTTGGAGGGCTATATTCGTATTCTTCTCTTAATTCTTTAGGTAAAGTATCTTCTAAAATCTCACCTGTTGTAGGGTCAAAAAATACAGGAATTGGTACAATAGCATCTTCCTGTGCTCCTACTACAAATTTAGATACTCTACGGATAATAACTCCTTGTTGCCAGATTTTACCTCCTGATGGAGTATCAATAGCAGTTGTTTTAGATAAATCTAAGTTAACTTGTGGTTGTTGATTTTGCATTAAAATGGTTTTAATAAATTAGCGACACATCCCATAAAATTTATTTC